TGCCACAGGTTTTGTGTGCATAGGTTGTGCCACAGGCAGAAGAACAGAACAATCCAAACTGGATAAAAAATTTGCAGATCTTAACCTACAAACACATTCAAAACCAAAACCTTTAGGCACCATAACCAAAGTGATCATAGACTGATGTACCTCAACGCCAACATACCTCTGATAGAGTGCTATGTGAGAGGCAATCATCTCAGAGATCAGCAGGACTCACACGACAAGTATTTTTGGTGTGTGGTGTTTGGTGTGTGCAGTCAACCCAAACAGGCACCCTTGTTTCATTTCATGATGGAAGATGGCGGAGTATGGTGGAGAGCTCCTATCTCAGCTTTCTGTCAATCTGAAGGTGTGAAGGAACAACCCTTGAGTGAATTGGTGCTGTGGGATTCATTCTCATACAATGTGGCAGTCACAACCTTTCATCAATTGGCAGGAGCCAAAGTGCAATACACTACCAGAAGCAAACAGAAACAAGAAGGCAAGTATCTGTTTACCCTGGACTGGACTGAAGGTGATTTTAATGAATTAAATTATGGTTATGCAGGCAAACCAGACCAACACAAGTGTGGTCACGTGATTGCACAGGACAACGGCAACTATGCCATTCAACCCAACAACAGATGCAGATTTTTTGACTCCAACATGGGTGTGGATTGGAGCAAGCCCCCACTCATTAACAGACTGGTGAACACTCACAATTGGAGTGTGGAGGATGAACCACGTTGGACCACCACAGAAACAGAAGTGGGTGAATACGCATATGAATACAAAGACACTGAAAAAAGTAAAATACCCATAATTGAAGAAAATTTTGATAAAAGAATTATTAAGACCCAAATTCCGCCTAAGAAACCACAATAAGCATAAATAAGCATAAGATCCTGTGAACATCATAGGATCATTTAATAACAACAACACTCTTAAAAGGAGGCGATGCACGATGTCAGAAAATACATTGGTAAACGATAAGGCAACTGATGCCACAGTGGCAACCACCGCAGAAAATCAGGCACCAGCGGATAAATCATACAGTCAAAAAGAAGTGGATGACATGATGGCTAGAATGAAAGGGTCATTATCTAAAAAACTTCTAAAACCTTATGAAGATCTTGGTGATGTGGAAGACCTGCGTCAATTGAAAGCAGAAGCTGAGAAAAAAGCTCAGGATCAAGCAATCAAGCGAGGCGAGTTTGAAAAAACATTACAAGAATTAGCCGCTAAAAAGGACGCTGAAATTCAAAAAAGAGATTCTTTGATAAAGGAATATAAAGTTAATACTCCTTTGTTGAATGCGGCAGCCAAACACCGTTCTGTTAATCCAGAACAAGTGCGACAGCTGTTGAACAATAGAGTTAGATTGAATGATCAGGGTGACGTGGAAGTGCTTGATGAAAAAAATACAGTGATGTATTCAGATCAGGGAACGCCTGTGGATGTGGATACATTTGTAGGCAATTGGTTAAAAACCAATCCTCATTTTGTTCAAGCAGGTGCAGCCACAACAAACTCTAAATCAAACATTCAGTCAGACACTCAAAAATTGGATATCTCTAAATTGGATTTTAAAAATCCTGATCACCGTAAAATGTATGCAACCTATCGCAAACAAAACGGTTTGGCTTAAAATAAAAATAGTTTTATTTTAAGAATTTAACAATAACCTTTAAGGAGTCAATTACAATGACTATATCAACAACAACAACACTGAACGACTTATTACCTAGCATCGTTGCAGAAGCTCTTTTTGTAGCATCTGAGCGTTCTATAATGAGAGGTTTGGTAAAAAACTATTCTATTGGAACACAACAAGGTAAAACTATCACTGTGCCAATATACCCTCTACAAACAGCCGTTGCTTTAACAGAAGGCACAGCTCCAGGATCAGGTACTGGATTAGAAGCAGTATCAACTGACGGTGTCACATTAACTGTGTCTGAAGTGGGTCTTGCAACTAAAGTAACTGATTTAGCAAGACTATCATCAGTATCAAATGTGGTATCAGATGTAGGTAGATTATTTGGTGAAGCTATCGCTAGAAAAATTGACCTTGACCTAACAGCATTGTTTGATTCATTTTCTACTAACACAGTAGGTGATGGTACAACTGCTGTGACTGCGGCTCAAATTTTCCAAGCTGTGGCCAAATTAAAATCAGCAGGCGTGCCTAGCACAGATATTTCGTGTGTATTACACCCAGCAATTGCCTATGATTTAAAAGCCAACATCACTAACACGTTCGCTAACCCAAATGCAGGTGACCTTCAAAATGAAGCGATGAGAATGGGATTTGTGGGAATGTTAGCAGGAGTACCAGTCTACGAAACATCTAACATGGCCAACACTGGCACTGCAGGTGATTTCAAAGGCGGAGTGTTCCATAGAGACGCATTAGGATTAGCAATTATGCAAGATATCAAAATTGAATCTCAAAGACAAGCTCTTTTGAGAGGCGATGAAATTATTGCAACTGCAATCTACGGTAAAGGTGTAGTTAGAGAACAGTATGGAGTTGAAATCCATTCTGACTCATCTATACTATAATTTGTTATCATAGGAGATCTGAATGGCTTTTATTACTGTATCAAGCAACGTGATAAGTTTTGCTGACTACGACGACGTGGTAGCAAGAGATCAACGACTATTTGATTCTAATGAAGGACTCACAGATGATCTCATTGAAGATCTATTAATCAGAGCCACAGAGCGTATTCTCGCAAAGATACGCTCTAGCTCTTGGTGGAAATCATACTATATCACTCGTGATAATACCACAGTGTATAATACTGTGGCAGATGTTCCAGTGGTGAATCCCAACAAGATCAAAGGCAGATTGAACGACTTTACAGATGTGTGTGTTTATACCGCACTGAGTGAATTGGTTCTGCCAATGATTGCTGATTTTGGCAATGAAAACAATGCTGAAAGACAGAAGATGGGCTACTACACAGGCAAAGCAGAATCTTTGCTGACGGAATTAATCACAGCAGGTGATTGGTATGATTTTGATGGAGACAACACAGTTGAATCCACAGAAAAAACACCAGGACAAGTGAATCTAAAGAGAGTTAGATAGCAATGAGAACAGAGATCATTGATTATGTTCAAGGATTAAATCTGGGCACATTTACAGTGAGCACAGAATTGCCTTACACAGAATCAGGTCAAGCCATGTATGTAAAAAATCCCAAAAGGATTTATGTGGATGAGGAACAGATCACATCTGAACCTATTCTACAAGCATTGGATGGATTGACAGTGATAGATGAAGAAACATCTGTAACCATTTTCTTTTCCGTGGATAGTAAATTATTACCAGCCAATTATGAAGCCGTATTAACTGCATTGAAAGGTGCCAAAGACATCACAACCATAGACGGAGTAATTCGTAGAGAGTTGGATGTAAGCACAGGATATGACGGTGACCTACTGGTGACAGAATTGGAAATTCGTTTTAACAAGATAACATAAGGAAATACCATGGCTTATATTAACCCAGCCCCAGGCACTACATCACAAATAGTTTTAAAACTAGATGTGGGTATTGCTGAAGGCACTTTAACATTAGGAGGTTCGCCTCTTACTGTGCCAGCATTACAGGATATTACCATTAATGCTGCCAATGATGTGTTCACTTGGTCACAATTGGACTCAACAGCAAAGAAACAGGTGGCCACAACTTCAACAAATTCTATTTCTATGAATTTGGTAGTTGATTCTACTACTTTCTTTGGCACCACACTGGCTTCTGTTCAATCAGACACTGTGGCTGCACAAGGCATATTAGGTATGAGCAGAAACAAAACTCTTGTGACTTTCAGTTTGAAATTCCAAGAAGGTGGCGCCACTGACCGTTTTATCAAAGGTCAAGGCTACATCACTGGACTTGCTCCAACCGTATCTGCAGATTCACCAGTTTGGATATCACCTATCACAATCACTGTGACAGGCGAATACACAGCTAGTGCTACTGAGTAATACAACAATTTAGAATAGGGGATTAATTTCCCCTATTTTAAACACCAAGATAAATACTGATATAGATTTATGGATTTGATTGAGCACAAGAACACCAAAGACTTGCTACGCAGTATGTTGGCAGAGATTGCCAAAGCAAAGAATGAAATCAAGTGTGCCCAAGCAGATCTCGTAAAAGCCACCAATAGATTGGGTTTCAGTCTATTGGTATTAAACAAACTGATCAACAGAGAGGAAGACCAACAGCAATGAAACTATCACAATTAGCAGCCAAACCACAACTAATCAAAATAGAATTGGACGATGAAGAAATACGTCAAACCTATGGTGACGTTTTGGAATTTTATGTGTACGATCGCCAGGACATGGACACTTTTATCAAATTGGCCACACTGGACAGCAAAGATTTTAGTAAATTAACAGATTTAATCAATAGTTTGATATTGGATGAATCAGGTGCTCCCATAGTGAAAGATGGCATGATATTGCCCAGCAATATCTTAATCAAAGCCATACAAAAGGTTGTGGAAGCATTGGGAAAGCACCAGAAGCCAACTATAACCAAATAGATTCTTGGTTAAATATTTGGCTCACTGTGGACTTTGTCAGTAAAAGATACGGACAACTGCCCAGCAAGGTGATACAACAAGGACACTCCATAGACATATGGATTGCCCAAATTGGTGTGGGATATGAAAATTACCTACACGATAAGGCCCATGGCAAATTGAGCAGTGCTCCATCGCAGCCCAAGATGTCCAACGAACAACTGATGGAAATGTGGAATAGAGTAAAACAAGATGAAAATAAAAATAAACTCTAAAGACCTACAGAAGCTGGTAAAGGATGCCACCAGAGAAATTCGCAAAATTCCACGTGAAGCACACAAGTATTTTAAACAAATCACACCACGCAGAAATGGATACGCACAGAGAAACACTGTGTTAATTAATAACCAAATTCAGGCTAACTATGATTATGCTGGTGCATTGGATGAGGGCAAAAGCCGTCAAGCACCCAAAGGCATGAGCGAACCCACCATTGAACAGATGGAAAAGGAATTTGTGCCCAACGCAGTAGAAAGGATCAACCGTGGCTAGAAGTATTAGAGTAACCCTAGAACTAGATACCAAACCCTTCATAGATGGTTTGAAAAAGGCAGAATCAGCCAGCAATAATTTTTCTCAATCAGTCAGCAACAATAACAACAAAGCCAATCAAAGTTTTGGAATGTTGCAAGGATCTTTAGCACAATTTACCAAACTATTGGGAGTGGGAGCATTGATTGCCTACAGTAAAAATGTAATTGGCATGGGAGATGCCATCACTGATCTCAGCCAAGCCACAGGATTTGGTGTTGAAAGCATTGTGGGATTACAGAACGCACTGGCCACCAGTGGAGGCACAGCAGATTCAGCAGGCAGTCTTTTAACCAAATTCAGTCAAATATTAGATGACGTGTCACAAGGCAGTGACAAAGCACTCAAACAATTTCAAAGAATTGGTCTTAGCCTAGAAGATATTCAAGGAGCCACTCCTGAACAAGTGTTTCAAAAAGTAGCAGAACAATTGGCCAAGATGCCAGCCAGTGCAGAAAAAACAGCACTGCAAATGGAATTGTTTGGTAAAGCAGCCAAAGGTTTAGCCATCAATGACCAGTTTATAGAAAATTTAAGAAAGTCTCAAGAAAGAGCAGAACAGTTTGCCAGTGCTATTGCCACAGCAGGCAAATTCACAGATGCTATGAGCAACGCAGTACAAGAGTTAGGTTTAAGATTTTTGGCCATATTGGAACCTGCATTGGAAGCAATTTTACAATTAGGTGAAGGTTTTAATTATGTGGATAAAATTATTAAAGATTTAACCAAAAATATGTTTGGTTTAGCAGATGCTGTTCAAGCAGTGGTCAGTGCCGCACTGTTGTTCTTTCCCATAGGCAAAGGTTTGCAATTGCTTCAAAGAGGATTGGGAGCATTAGGATTATTGGATGTGGGCAAAAAAATGGCCAAAGGATTAGATGAAGCAGATGATGCTCAAAAGAATTTAAACAAGAGCACCAAAGAAACCGCAAACGCCGCAAAGATTCAAGCCAAAGCCAATGAAGAATTTGTTTTAAGTCTTAAAAAAATTACTACAGAATATCAAAATCAATATGATTTAAAATTGGCAGACATAGCAGAACAAACAAAAATATTAGGTTTGTCTGACGCTGAACAAGACATTAGAAAAAAGATCTTAGATTTTCGCAAAGAAGAAGCCAAACAGATAGAAATATTAAGACAAAAAGTAGACAGCAGTGAAGGATTAAACAAACAAAAAGCTCAAGAAAGTTTAGATATATTCAGAGCAGGTCAAGAAGGAAGAACCAAAGCGTTTGAAGATTCTATAAGAGCACAGGAAGAATCACAAAGAAGTTTCAGCACAGGATTCAGTAATGCAATGGAAAATTATATATCTGATGCCACCAATGCCGCAAGGATTGCCAGAGATGTATTCAGCACAGCAACCAAAGGCATGGAAGATGCTTTGACCAAATTTGTAAAAACTGGCAAATTAAGTTTCAGATCACTGATTACAGATATGTTGGAGACCATACTACGCAGTCAGATACAAGCCATTGTGGCACAGATATTCAGCATTGGTAAAAACGCTGGAGGTCAAATTGGTAAAATTTTAGGCATACCAGAATTTGCCAATGGTGGTATGATTGGCGGCAATGGTCCAGTGTTGGTGGGAGAACGTGGTCCAGAAATTATATCAGGTGCCGCAGGTAGAATGGTCACTCCTAACAATCAATTGGGCGGCGGTATGGTCACTTACAATATCAATGCTGTGGATGCCATGAGTTTCAAACAAATGATAGCACAGG